AATATTAAAACGGTGGGCGCTATGTGGAATTTGAATTAAAGTAAGTTTCTTTACAAAATTACGAGAATGCCATTTGGGGGGCACATATAAATTGCCCCCCAGTTCCCCCGATTCACCAGACTTTGAGTGCCCCCCGATTGCTAAACGACATTCAAGATGCCCAGAGCTGGTCGTTTTAGCATTAAGGCCAAAAATTATTTTCTCACTTTCCCAAAATGCTCTCTGTCTAAAGAAGACGCATTAGGGCAACTCAAAGATTTACAAACCCCTACAAATAAAAAATATATTAAAATCTGCCGTGAGTTACATGAGAATGGGGAACCACATCTCCATGTGCTTATCCAGTTCGAGGGCAAATACAACTGCACAAATCAGAGATTCTTCGACCTGGTCTCCCCAAGTAGGTCAACACATTTCCATCCGAACATTCAGGGAGCTAAGTCTAGCTCGGACGTCAAGTCCTACATCGACAAGGACGGCGACACCCTGGAATGGGGAGAGTTCCAGGTCGACGGAAGAAGTGCTAGGGGAGGCTGCCAGACTGCTAACGACGCTGCAGCAGAGGCATTGAATGCAGGTTCCGCTGATGCTGCTATGGCAATTATTAGGGAAAAACTCCCTAAAGATTATATTTTCCAATATCATAATTTAAAGTCAAACTTAGATAGAATCTTTCAGGCTCCGCCCGAAGTTTATGTTTCTCCTTTTTCGTCTTCTTCTTTTAATAATGTTCCCGAAGAACTAGAAGAATGGGCAGCTGAGAACGTCGTTGGTGCCGCTGCGCGGCCCTGGAGACCTCAAAGTATAGTTGTTGAGGGTGATAGTAGAACAGGGAAGACAATGTGGGCTAGGTCCTTAGGCCCACATAATTATCTATGTGGTCATATAGATCTTAGCCCAAGGGTCTATTCAAATGAAGCATGGTATAACGTCATAGATGATGTTGACCCGCATTATCTCAAACACTTTAAAGAATTCATGGGGGCCCAGAGGGACTGGCAGAGCAACACGAAGTACGGGAAACCAATTCAAATTAAAGGAGGTATCCCAACAATCTTCCTCTGCAATCCTGGGCCAACGGCTTCCTATAAAGAATATCTCGAAGAAGATAAAAATGCTGCATTGAAAGCCTGGGCAATTAAAAATGCAACATTCATCACCCTCAGCGAGCCACTCTACTCAACTACCGATCAAAGTCCAGCACCGCATAGCCAAGAAGAAGGTAGTGAGGCGTAGACGAATCGACCTCAAGTGTGGATGCTCATACTACCTACACATAAACTGCGCCAACCATGGATTCTCGCACAGGGGAACTCATCACTGCTCGTCAGACAACGAATGGCGTTTTTATCTGGGAGACACCAAATCCCCTATATTTCAAGATCACAAGACACCTAATACACCCGTTCAACCGGCCGTTTCATATAATAGATGTCCAAATCCGGTTCAACCACAACCTTCGGAAGGCATTGGGGATTCACAAGTGTTTTCTCAACTTCAGGGTCTGGACGACCTTACGGCCTCAGACTGGTCGTTTCTTAAGGGTATTTAGAACACAGGTTCTAAAATACTTAAATAATTTGGGTGTAATTTCAATTAATTTAGTGATTAGAGCAGTTGCCCATGTTCTGTATTCAGTACTACTAAATACAATAGATGTAACAGAAAGTCATGAAATAAAATTCGATATTTATTAATTGCTGACTGAATCATAGAAATACATTCGTATTTTAAGACTCGCATATACTGGATTTGACGCATGGGTACATGCCATATACAGTAGTAAAGCATTCTCCGTATGATTCTCATATTTGGCTGCTTCCTGATGATTGTAAGTGACATGATGGTTTATCTTGAAAAAACGCCTAACAATAGCAGCCTCTTTGCAACCAGACGGTCCTCCAGTAACAGTTGCTTGAAACCTCTTTAAAACCTGATAACGGTCACGCTTGTCGTTCATAACCGTTGCAGTGCTGGGCTCATTATCAAACATATTAAATACCTGTCCAAAATCTTGTGGGCTATTACCATATGGACGTCTATCTCTAACTAACCAGAACATACACGTGTTTGTGTGATTGGACTTCTTAACATTCTCGTCCATCCAAACCTTACCTAATATGTAAACAGACTTGATAACAAAACGTTTACCTGTACGATGAGTAAGCCCATTACCTCTTGTGACATCACTTAGACATCTCGAATTACCTGTATGGGTTACAGAGTCACGTTGGTCAAATGATTGGATCTTACATGGACCTTCACATCCTCGAGGAACATCAGGGCTTCTGTACATCCGGTACATTCTGGGCTTTCTGTACATTGGCCGGTAAGTCCATGACAGACGTTTGCTTGTGCCTAGGACAGTGGGGACAGTTGCACGGCTCGTGTAAGGGCTGTCGAAGTTCAGCCTTCGACGAACCTTCGAGACGGGCGTGGAAATAATTATATCTCCTGGTCGCTTCGACATAATTCTTCGCTCTAATCACAGATATTAAATCTCTAATTAAATCAGACCCCAAAGTGTTGGGCTCGTAAGTATCCTCTAAAGCCTGCAAATATTTTATTGCAAGCATACAACGAAACCCATGCACAGATTCGGGGAACTCGTTGACTAATGGATCCCACATGTTGTAAATCTAATACTTGGGGCCGAAGTATTTAAGGACAAAATGTCCTTAACATAGCTTTCAGGCTTTATTCTGATTGGAAGGGATCGCGCGACATGTTCAGCACTCGCGCGACATGTTCACGTGGGGCGGGGACCACCTTTTTTTTTCGCGCCCACCGGT